TAGACGCTTCCTCTTCTCAGGTTGCATCCATGACAAACGGGTGTTACTTCAAGAGGTAAGTCGTAACATCTATGGTCATAATCCGTTGCTCTACTTGCACAATCAGTACACTTTACAAATTCAGCCCTCAAGTCCGGTAACTCTCCACGCCTTACCGCCCTTCCCACGGCACTTACCGCTCTCTTGCCGTCTGGTCGATTGGCGGGGGCGATCATTCTCGCATCTTCATCAAATACGTCTGCGTCCCATGCATCGGGCCACGCCAGCCAAGAGTTAAACAGCGAAACGCCCCTCATTTTGCCGATAACCTCTTAAATTTTTCCACCGATGCGTCGATACCATCCGTCCCGCCCGTTGGGATTGTCGCTATTGCCGGGGGCGGAATGAATTTCTCTGGAGACATTGAAGCGTTCTCACCGTACACCATGTTTAACACAACGCGCATCGTCGCGATCACATCTTTTACGTCTGCAATCTCTAAGTCTCTACAGCAAATGATGACCGCGAGCTTACGGATTCCCAACATGCACGTCAGGTCCAGCAACTCTTTCCTGTCCGTAAACTTTGAAAAGAACTCGTCAGTGAGTCCTTCGCCAGCGCATTTGAGCAAAAGCTTCTCGCGAGTGTCGTAGGTGAGCGACGGAGCCGGAGCGTATTCCTTTGCATCCGGCTCGTCCAAAGACATTGGGGCTTTGCGACCAGGACTGTGGAATGCGGCGGTCGTAGCGGCCAACGCAGGGCCAGGAAGTCGAACGTCGGTCACTCCCGCAGCCGCGTCGAGCGCCTTCGCGTTCTCTGCCTCTTCGAGTGGGCCGATTCTATTTGTTTTGGCTTTGCGTGGCACTCGATTGCTCCTCGAAGTAGCGCGGCAGATACTTTACCAAACACGCCGCGAGCCACGCGGTCGCGTCCTCATGCTCCCAGTCCGTGCGCCCGTACCATTCAATCGGAAATGAATTGTCCGAAACGATGTCGGCAGACATTTTGTCCGCAAGCTCTTGCCATTGTATCGGTGTGCGAACCATTGCGTGTCAGTCCCAGAACGGTACGTCTTCATCCCCAAACAAATAGTAGAGACAGTCCCAGACCATCGGCTTGCGCTTCATGGCTTCTTTGCGCTCGCTGGAGCGGGAGTACATGCTTTCTTTTCGCGATCACTCTTTGGCTCTCGACAGTTTGGCAAAGCGCGGCACGGGTCGGCATCTGTTCCTGAACCGAATTGTCCATGACACGCATCCTCATCCGGCCTTTGCTTCTCGATCTTCACGAACTTGAGCGTATCAGGTTGAAGCGAGTACTCCTCCGGCTTTACATTGCTCTCTTTGTACGCTTCGTCCATCGCTTTAGTTACTTGAACACCAAGAGAATTATACTGCCCTTCCAATTTTGAGAGCTGTGCTTGGAGTTGTAGATACTGACTCTTCACACTCTCTTGTTGTAACTGGAGGTCTCGTATCTTTGCGTGTGTAGCGTCAGAGAGTACCGGGTCTTTCGCTGTCTGCGCACTCGCGAGAGACACACAAATCAGAAATGCCAAAATTAGCCTCATTGGTTTCCTCGCTGGGTAATATACATTGCCTGCCTCCAAGTTGCAGCGTCCTTGTGGAGAATCGGCTGTACAGGGTGCCGATTGCCGCCATCTCTGACAGCACTACAAATACGAACGGTTTGGAGCAACTTTAGTCTTTTCCCTCTTCGCTTTGAGCTAAATAACTTTGCACTCTGAACTTGTTAGCTTCTTCAACGTAGCTCCGGGTTTGAACCGGAACGCCTTTAAAGGGCGTTTTTCCGTTTGGTGTCGGGTCTTGGATTCGAACCAAGGACCTGATGGCTGTATGGTCCATCTGCTCTACCAGACTGAGCTAATCCGACAGTTTGTTCCCGTGCATTTTCTCTCTTCGCTACCGAAGGCAAGGCAACAACTTAAACGTCAATTACGGTCGTGGCGTTCAACAGCGACAGCTTGCCGTCAAGATCGCCAAGAGTTTTTTCCAGCATCTCCTGTTCTTCGAGCAGTTCGCGCTCGTTGAGATAAATGATGACTTCGTATGCTTTCTTCTCGGACTCAACAATGGCCGTTGCGCTGACGCCTGCAACACTGACTCGACCTCCGTCCTTCTGGACTTTCTCGCGTACGCCGCGCACCGCCTGATTAATGGACGCGAGGAATGCCTGACGACCTTGCGCAACCTCGCGCCGGAACGTCAACCACTCAGCGACGCTCATCGCCATCTCGCCAACCTTCGTCTGCGTGGCAAGGTTAGACTTCTGAATCGCCGTACGGATAGTCACGATTCGCTGTTCAAGGTCCGTGATCGCCTGACGCTCACGCTTGATATATTCTGTCGAACCGCCCTCCAGCGGGTCCAGCAAACGAGAGTCGCGTCCAAGATTCGCCAGCACAAATTGCTTTTTCTTTTCCAACCGCTTGCCGATTGTTTTGATCTCAGCAAGTGCTTCGGTAATTGTCATGCTCATGCTTCACCTTTAAATGCATCGCTTGTGTGCGACGTGTGCCACATGATACAGAAGGTGTGCCACATGCGCAAGCAATTTCAAACGCGCGCCCGCCTCGTCGTTTACATGGAGCAGGGTGAGGTAGACGCGATAACTGAGATGGCCGCGAGCGAAGGCCGCACGTTCTCCGACTGGATGCGTGGGGCTTTGCGTCGTGCCGTGACCGAGACGAATCGCAAATTCAAACAGAAAAAGCGGAGAGGCAAGCGGCCCGCAGAGCCATCCGCAACGAAATAAACAGGAGAAAGAAACATGCAAGAGTTGGACTTCAAGTCAGCGATTGAGACGAACATTATCAACCTGGGGGAGATGACGCTCGAAGCCTCTGAGGACCGTATCATTGTAATCGAGGATGAGTTTGTAAGTGGCTATGAATGCAGGACTTGCGACGGCTTAGGCTGGTTGGAATGTGACAACTGTAAAGGTACCGGAAAGAGCACCATTTCAAAGGATGCTAGGTGCTCACAGTGTCAAGGAAACAAGCATGTCATCTGCCCCTCGTGCAAAGGAAAGACAGTCGAAGAGGGCGGGCTCGTCGTTCCCGATGCGAGCGTGCGGCGCCCAACGACCGGAACTATCGCGTCCATCGGCCCAGAAGTTACCGCGTATAAGCGTGGACAAGCAGTAATCTATACCAGCTTTAGCGGGCACGTTTTTGAATTGAATGCGTACGACTCGAAGGCGCGGCAAGTTCAGATCGTCATCCGCATCATCCAATCGAGCGACATACTTGCAAAGGTTACAGGGCATCTAGAATTGCGCCGGTTAAAGAAGAGTCAAGCGGTCGGCACAGCAGCCTAGTACCTTTCACAGCGCACTACACATTTTGCTGTAGCGGACCCTAGAGACGTGTGCTATCGTCCGCGTCGCTGATTCGGGGGCGGTCCCGAAAGATGTAAGAACCGACCTCTTCTCTTTCCCCGCCTCCGTAAATCAGCATTCTGAGGCACCGCGTGACGGCGATAGGGAAAAGCCCCGCCTTCCAATTTTATGCAGGTGAATACCTGGCTGACGAAAACGTTCAGCTAATGACCCTCGAAGAAGAGGGATGCTACATCCGCATGCTCGCGTACTGCTGGCGCGAGGGCAGTATCCCAGCCGATCACACCCTCCTTTCCCGCCTCTGCAAGAACGCCTCCGATGAGATTCTAACGGTGGTTGAACGCCGGTTCGAAAAAAGGGGAACAAGACTCATTCATCTGCGCTTAGAGTTGGAACGAAAAAAACAAAAAAACTTCAACAAGAAACAACGCATGGCTGGCATAGCATCAGGTAAAGCAAGGAGACAAAAGAGGTTATCTAACGAACCACCGTTCAACCAGCGTTCAGATTCCGTTGGAACCAAAACGAACTCTGCATTTGCATTTGCTTCTTCTACTGCGGTATTAACTACAACCCCCCCTATAGTCCCCCCAAAGGGGGGACAAAAGCCCCTGCCACCTGCGAACGGAAACGGACACAAACCAACCCACGATGAACTGCTCAAGAACGAGCGGGAATACTCCGCCATGGCATGGGGCCGGGGATTCATCGTGATTCGAACTGGCAGGCACAAGCGGCCATTCACAAAAGGACAAATCGACTCAATGGTCGGCTGCACGATTGAGAGAGTTGTGGAGCATCTTCATGCGAAAGGTTTTTGGGCTGAGATTTACAAGCTGTCAGAGGGGGCGGATACATGAACGTAAAAATGTGGGAAGGTCCGATTTTTAGCGAGCACATCACGTCGCTGAAGAAAGCGGTCGTGAACGGATGTCACTGTGACCGATGTGTGACACACTTGATCGCGGAGATTGTCGAGAAATGCTCCAACGTCCCGCTCGAACACCTGCCAGAGCACCCCGACGAAAACGGTAGCGCAGCGCATTTGAGAACCGCACTGCAATTTATAGCACGCGCTCTGAGGCCGCTATGAACGAGTGTATGGACGGTCGCGCACTTTTAGCCGAAGCAATCCGCGAAGAGAAACTGTTGCAAGTATGTTTCAAACACGCGCGTCCCGTCTGCTTCGATGAGGTTGGATGTCCTTGCTGTAAAATTCTCAACGAACTCAAAACGCACCGATGGAATGCACGCCGAACCGAAGAACTTGCGTTGGATGAAAAACGCCGCGCGGCTGACCGGGAACTCCGTCGTCTGAGCAGTAGGTACACGCCATGAATCACAAGTGGGTGAAGTTCAAGACTTGTATCGGTGACGTGTGGGAATGCAGTGTGTGCCGAACATGGACCACGAAGTTTCGGAAGAAAAGTTATCAATCCAAGTCGCAGTGTTTCGGGAAAGCAATTCGATGATGGATATTTTTGGAGTTCCGCAGATGCGGACTTTGTTGTTGCCGATTTGTCGCGACATTGCGCCGGGTCTCATCGGGCGTGAGTTCGCAGACTTAGACCCAGTGCGCGACGCAGGGCAGTTGCACGATGTCTGTCGCATGGCGAACATCGTGAGGTATGTGCGCATGGGAATTGACCCGCACTGGATTTCTAGCGAAGAGTTGGAGCAGGCGCGGAAGTTCGCACTGAGCAAAGGATTCTAAAAATGCGGCTGGATCACAAGCGTTGCAACGAAGAACTGCGACAGCGAGCGGTGAAACTAAAATCCTACGGCGTTCAACACAAGATGATTGCTGAACGCCTCGGCGTTGCGCCGGCAACGGTACGAAAACTTCTCACCATGAAGGCCAAGCCGTGAAGTGGGAACTACTGCCGATTCCAAATGACGACGCGCAAGGTTGGAAAGATGCCGTGCGTTTGAATTCTTTGGCGAGTCTGTTTTTCTTTGCGAATTTCGTTTTGAAAAAAGCTCGACTCGCCGCGCTTCACTGGTACATTTGTAGTAGGCTTGAGAGTGACGATTTACATCTAGTACTCGAGATGCCAATGAGCAGTTTTAAATCGACGTGTGGAGCGGAAGCGTTGTCGATATGGTGGGCATTGCCATTCACGAATCGCGACGAGGACTTGATGGGCGCTCTCGGCTACGGCGACGACAATCTTGCGTTGATGCATCGGCTGCACCAGCAAAATGCCCGGACACTTGTGACGCATGAGACAAGTGCGCGCGTCGTGTCGATGGGGAAAGCGATTGATGACCACTACCTCCACAACGACATTTTCCGGTTCGTATTTTCCGATGTGATTCCGTCGAACGATACGCAGTGGAACAACCACTCGAAGATGCACAAACGCGACCGCAGCAAGCGGATGGACCTGACGACGGCAACGTACGAATTCCGTTCTGTGGGCCAAGCATTACAGGGAATTCACGTTGACGGGATAATAAACGATGACTCGGTAGGACGCGCCGCGCAAGAGAACATGCTCCAAGGTGACGGGTCGATCATGGACGACACGTATCGCTGGTGGAAGCAAACCACTACACGCTTCGATCCGATTGCCTTCACGCGCTCCGGTATTGGCAAACAACTCGTCATCGGAAACCGATGGGGGCACGCGGACTTGAACAGCCGCATACGCGCGAACCATCCAGAGTTTGAGTTTGAAACACACGACGCCGAGGGTGGCTGTTGTGCGGAGCATCCCGTCCACGGCATTCCCATTTTTCCCGAAGAATGGACGATGGAGAGATTGAAAAAGCAAAAAGAAACTTTAGAGCACGACGGAAAGGGTTACGACTACATCGCGTTCTACAGAAACAAAACGTCGCTTCCCGAGGACGCGTTGTTTAAACCAGAGTGGCAGAGGAAATATATTTGCGCGGAGGCGCGGCCCGATCTCCCAGCGAGCGATTTTAGGAATTTTCTTTTGCTGCGACACCTCACGAAGCAAGACGACGAGTGGATTCCTGATTCACAAATTCCAGATTTGAACGCGGGAGTACTGCATCACAGGCTCATTGTCGTGCTTGCTGACACGAAGCGCCGCCGACCCGATCACGTCGTACTCGTTGCGGGGTACGAACCGGAGCAAGATTGGATTTATCTGCTCAAGCTCGAAGTCGGGAAGTTCATGTTCGGGGAATTGCTTGATGTGATTTACAAGCTCGCGCAGCAGCGAGGGCTTTCGGAGTTCTACGCGTCGAAGGAAGCGAAAGACGCTTTGAGGTTTTACGTGGACGAGAGGAATCGCCGCGACAAAAAAAACGCGCTGGATGTCTTTGAGCTTGAAGCGGACGATTCGGAATCAGCGCAGAGTTTACGAATCGAAAGCCTGCAATCGCTGTTCAAGGGAAAACAATTTTGGTGCCACCCAAGTTTCAAAGAGTTCTTTGCTGAATACGAGGCTTACCCAGGCGGGCCAGTGGAAGTGCTGAACGCTGTGGGCATGATTCCATCGACGCTCGAAGGGATTCGCAGAAAAGATTTATCAGAATGGGTTCTCGCGCAGCAGCAAGCGTTCGCTTCACGCGGTGCTGGACACGGCGGGTATTAGCATTTACACTCTCGCGTCATGGAGCAGGGATTCAAAGTCGCGGTGCGCAATTTGTTCGCGCGAGTCTCCACGGATTCCGTGACGGGATGCTGGACCGTTGGTGCGAAGCGATACGCGGAGATCGCGAGCGAGCATATCCCGAACTACCGGATGTACGCGCATCGAGCGGCTTACCTGTACGCTAAGGGTCCTATTCCCGATGGGTTTGTCGTAGATCATCTCTGCAAAAACACCCGCTGCGTAAATCCCGCGCACCTGGAGGCGGTTACGCGACGTACGAACACCCTTCGCGGCGAAGGTAAGACAGCAGTCAACGCTCAAAGATTGTTCTGCGTTAAAGGGCACCCGCTGTTCGGAGAGAATCTCCGAACGTACGAAGGCATCTCTGGACCTGCCCGTGGTTGCAAAGCTTGCGGTCGGTTGTCGGCTTTGGCCTCTAAGCGGCGTCGGCGAAGGTGAGCATGGCCACTGTCCCGCAATTACCGCAAGCTGTCCCTCCCGCTCCCGTTCAAAGCGAACCGGAGAAAGAATCTCCGCGCCTAACCTACCGCTCGACTCGCGCTTTCGAAATGCGCTCGGTAGCGTTCGGCGGCGACGTAGAGAAGCAAATCAACAAGTGGATTTACGAACAGATCGACGTTCGCCAGAAACAACTCCGCAATCGACACACGAGCAAAGTTCCTGAGTGGCGACGACTGGCATCAGGCCGACCGCGCGACGAGAACAAGAGTTGGCCGTTTGAGAACTGTGCAAATCTGGTACACCCAATCATCGGAGAATCCACCGACGAACTATCCTCTCGCGTTCTGCAACTCATCTGGTCCATCGCCCCGATTATTTACTATCGCTACCTCGCAGCCACAAAGAGCCAAGCCGAATTAATCCACAACACAAAAAAAGCTCGACTGCTTGAGCAGTTCATGGATTTTGTTTCGAACGATTCGCGTGAGTTGGATTTATACCGCGTGGAAAATTTGTGGTTCCACGACTCGACTGTGATCGGAACTGCATGGGTCTGCGTCGCTCCTGAGAAGCGACTCGAAATGGTTCACATCGGGTACAGCGAGGGCGATGGAGATTTAAGCAAGCGCGGAAACAGATTTGCCGAATCTGAACTGTACGAAGGCCCAAAGGTTTTGAATCTGCGCGACGAGGATATGCTCTACGACCCCGACGCAGACACGCCGGAAGATTCCGACCTGATGGCGAGACGTTGCTCAGTCAACCGCCGCAAACTCCAAGAGCGAGTGTTCAAAGGCTGGTACAAGAAAGCCGAAGTCGAAAAGATTCTCAACAAGCCTGACCGCTACGGGCCGACTGACATTCGCAAGCGAGAGAACTCTCGCAAGGGCATCGTTGCGGACGAAGACCCCATTCTTGCAGAGTGGGATATTTTCGAATGTTATTTCTACTGGTACGTTGGCAAGAAGAAATACAGGCTCATCGCGTGGTACCACAAAGAAACCAAGACGCTGCTCAACTGCGTTTTTAATTTCATCCCCGAGAATCAGATTCCGCTGATTCGAACCCGGCTCTCGCTCGGTGAATCGGGAATGAACGGGCGAGGCTTCGCGGAAATTGGCCAGTATTTCCAAGATGAAATCTCCACGACGAAAAACCAACGCATCGACGCAACGACGTGGGGAATGCTCGGACTGAATCGCTTGTCGCCGCAAAATCGAAACATCGACAAGAACATGAAAGTTTATCCGGGCGCGACTCTTCCGTTCGGTGCAAATGAGTTTGAGCACTACAACGTGGGTTCAGTAGATTGGGGCCAGCTCTCGATGTCGAACGAGAGCAGCATGATTCAGCAAGCGCGAGAAAGATTCGGCGTCGGCGCGCCAGTGATGGGCATGGGCGCAGGCACAGCAAACAAGAAAGGCCAGTTTGGAAGCATGGGCACAATGGCCGTGCTTCAAGATGGGAACTCAAGAAACAATCACCGCACGTCGGACTTCCGGCACTCGCACGTAAAACTTCTCTCGCTTTTGACGGACATGTACGGAGCGATGGGGCTCGGCGGAAAGGGTTCGCTGTTCGGACTCGATGACAAGTTGCTCGATGAAGCTCTGTCGGATTTTCTCGAACGCCGCATGAGAATTCCTGTGCGTGCTGCGACAGCAAGCGCAAACCGCGAAGTGACAAAGCAGAACTTAATGCTCTTGAATCCCGCGTACGACGGCTACGTAAAAGCGATGTCAACGGCGATTCAAGCAACGCAGAATTCGCAGCTTCCCGATTTCTACAAAAAGTGGCTGAAGGAAACGGCCATCGGGAAAATGCATTTATTCCAGCAGATGATTCGCGAATTCCAACTGGCGGACAATCCAGAAGAGTTTGTTCCCAACATCGACTTCCCCGCAGAAGGACAGCAACCGAATGCCCCGCAAGCGCAACGACCCCAACAACCCAATCCCAACGGACTCGCAGCGGTGGCCCAACTTCTTCGCAAACCTGGCGGCGGCGCGGTCCCTGGTGGAGCACCCGCACTTCCAGGCATTCCTGGCGGACCTGAGACTCCTCCGGCTGGCGCTTGAGTACGACGTGATACACAACACGCCAACTATGGAACTGACAAACTTTTGCCGTGGGCAGATTGCCGTGTGTGAGCGCGTGGAAACTGTCGCAAGCGAATTGGACGAGTGGGAGAAGGAGCACCGATGAGAATGGTTAAACATCCCGAGCGCGTGACTTTGAACCTCGTACTGAACGGCGAACCGTTTGACTGCTTCATGGTCACGAAATCTAGTTGGGAGCACTTTCTTCAGAGGCTATCGGAAAAAGACTTGCCTACAACTCCCGCACCTCGTCCCTCCGAAGCGCACCGATGCACTGCCTAAAAAATAATTTCTGGGAGTACGTTACGAAAACAGAAGCGTGCTGGCTCTGGACGGGCGCGCTGACGCGTCGCGGCTACGGGCACTTCCAATTTTTCGACTTAAAGTTACACAGACGCCGACAGATTGGCGCTCACCGATTCAGTTATCTGCTCGTTCACGGCGATCTTCCCGACGATGTTCTCATCCACCACAAGTGCGAAATAAAAGTCTGCGTGAACCCTGAGCACTTGGAGGCGCTGTCCGCTCTTGAGCACCGCAGAACTCACCCCGGAGCGTATGTGCACGTGGACCAGGGGGACAGAGCGTTGGCGGATTGGGCATCGGGGAAATTCTGGGCAAAGCAAAATCTTTCACTTGAGGCTTGACAAGTCCGTAGTACCTTGGTTACGGTACGTCCCACGAGGCGAGTACGCATGGGACTGTTCGACAGACACAAGCCCGCTGACGGCAAAACCGACGAGCAGAGTAAGGCCGAGATGGATGCGATGTTTGAACGGTTCGGCCAAATCGTTGACGAGCGGTTGAAGCCAGTGAGCGAAAGTGTGTCGGGTCTCAAGACCGAGTGGGAAACAATCAAAGCTGAAGCGACCAAGCAACCCGAAGTAGACCGCACTCCCCGCAATGCAGACGGCACTCCACGCGAACTTACCGCTGAAGAAAAGCGCGCCGCACTCGACAACGCATTCGCAACGCAGAACGTTCAGAACGCTGCTCGATTCATCGAGCGCGATGTGCTCGATGCTATGCCCGCCGATTACGCGGACTTGAAGCCGACGATCCGCGAGATGTTCAAGAACACTCCCGTGCAGCGCAAGATGCAAGCCGACTACGCAGAGTACTGCGAGAATTGCGTAGACCTCGCGATTGCGAAAGAGGCGCGCAAGAACGGTCTGCGGCGAAACTCGGAGACGAAAGAATTTTTCCTCGAAGACAAAGGCTCTGGAAGTTCGACGCCCGACTCGATTCTCAACAGTCCCGAACTCGCATGGAATAACAACGGGCGCACGATGTCGGCCCGCGAGCAGCTTTTGAAGCTGGGCATCGACCCGAAAAAATTTGAAGAGTCCGCAAAGAACGGAGTCGTCTGATGTCGGAGCAGGACGGAGTAGCACTGAGCATCAAACAACTCATGGGGCCGGATGGCATTCCGCCGTCCGCGATGAACGACGAACTGCGCGACCTGATGAATGCTTCAATCTCCGCGCGCCCCCTGCATCTACCTGAGTCGGGACGTATCAAGACGATACACAACACCGAGTTTGTTTATTTTCTAGCGTTCGACCGCTGCGGAAGCAATGCGCGACACGAGCGCGTCGAGCAGCTTCGCGCGGCTGGTTGGCAATACGCCACGACCAGAGATGTGGAGATGTTTTCCAAAGACAACGTGAAGAACGAAAACGAAATTCGTTCAGGCGACCGGCGCTTGATGAAACTGCCTAAGCAGCGTTGGGCGGAGATTCGCAAGGCGCAAAACCTTGCGGCGTTGGAGCAAATCAATCCACGCCGACCGAACTCGGGAGCGATGGGTCTCGGCAATATGACGCCGGGGATGCCGTATTCGTTCGCGGACGATGCCGCGATCCGTGCGGGCGCTCGCGTAAGTGACGCGACGCAGGATATTCAGGAGATTGCCGCTGGTGGGAAAGCATCGGGCAATGCTTCCGTGGCTCACGTAAAGTAGCAGCGAAAAAGGAGCAAGCGAAATGGCAAATTTTGCAGATGCAATTGAGCCGGTACTCGACCTTGGCGGGGCCATTTCGTTCCCGATGCAGTACGGCGCAGAAGAGGCGTCGCAAACCGCCGTCGAAGGTACGCCGGTTCAAATCAACGGGACTGACGGCGGCGTTCAGGCGTGGGATGGGACGACCGTAGCGGCGGGCATCGCTGGCTTTGCGGCTATGAATTTTTCGAACCTTGGCACGCTCGGTGCTGGTCAAGCTCAGCCGTTCTCTCCGGTCCTTGGTCCTGGTTCTGTGATTGGTAATTACGCGGCGAATGCGAACCAGCCGCTTGCGTTAATTACTCCGCCGATGGTTCCGTTTTCGGATGGCACGATTGGATTTTACACCGCCGCACCGACAACGATTTTCATTGGAAAACTTGGAAACTCTGGAACGGTTACTCCGGTTGCAACTGCATTGAACCAGCGCGGCACGAACTTGGGCCTCACGAAGGACACCGGTAATAATTACTGGTACGTCGATACGGCGAAGTCTAACGCTGTTCGAATTGTCGGCTTCAGCCCGCTCGAAGCAATTGGAACGGTGGGCGGACATGTGTACTTTGTGATTCTGAATGCGGTTGCACAAATCTTCCAGTAGTCGCAAGTAGAGTTACGATAGAGTAGTAGTTACTGAGGAGGCTTTAAATGGCGCCGTTTGGTATCATGAATCGCCAGTCCTTCCCGCCGCTATTGGCGCCTGGGTTAAGACACATATTCGTTGAATTTTTCGATTTGAAAGAACACGCCCCGCAGTACCCGCACTACATGAACGAAATGACATCGGAAGATGCCTACGAGATTGACTACCAACTCTCGGGCACTGGGCCGATGCCGCTCATGCCCGAAGGTACCGCGCCGACTGTAGACTCCATGATTCAGGGCGGCACGAAAAAGTATCTGCACTTGCAGTACGGATTGATTTCCGAAGTTACGCGCCAGCTAATTGCTGACGACAAGTACGGCATCGTTCGACAGATGCCCAAGTCTCATGCTCGTTCTGGCCTCTTTGGTCGAGAGGCTGTGTGCTGCTCGTTGTTCAATCTTGGCGGAACGCTCATCACGACCAACGATGGGGTAACGCTGTTCAATACTGCTCATCCGTTGCTCGGTGGCACAGCGGCGACGGCGACAGCGCCGGGAATCACAAACATCATTGCGGCGGCGGGCACCTATCCCAACCGGCCAAACCCCGACACCGATCTTGGCGACACGGCGTTGCAGCAAGCAATTAATATTTTCGCGCGCATGCCGGACGGTCGCGGAATTCCAGTTCACGTTCACCCGCGCCACCTGATTCACCCGCCCGAACTTCGGCGCTTGACGCGCGAACTCCTCGGCTCGCCAGGTGTCCCGTTCAGCGCGGACAACGAGCTGAACTGGCTGCAAGCTGAAAATCTTCAGGGCCTCGAATTGAACTACCTGACCTCAACGTCAGGCTGGGGTCTCATCACTGAGAAGTCCGGCCACCAAATGAAATTCTATGAGCGCGAACCGCTCATGGCTGCCACCGATGACGATTTTAAGACGGAAGTCTTGCTGTTCAAATCGACGCAGCGGTTCAGTGCGGGCGCGACTGTCTGGCAAGGAACATTTTTTTCTTACGGGCCTTAGTCCTTTGTTTTCAGTAGTTTACGGTTTATTGGGTTGTGATATAATTTACGAATCATGACCCAAGAAATCAAGACGTGGCTTTGCAGAAAGTGCGACCAAGAAAAGCCGGTTGGTAAGTTCAGAATTCGCTACGGGCGTCTTGGTCAACTTCGAATCGACAACACCTGCAAGCCGTGTCGCGGAAGGGCCGAATATTCGAGATTAAAGTTGGAGATGCTCGAAGCGTTCGGTTGGAAATGCGCCTGCTGCGGGGAGGATCATCCGCAGTTTTTGAGTTTGGAGCATATCCAAGGGATTGCTCCTTATTACCTCGGGTCTAAGTATCGAAAGACGCGAGGCGATAAGAAGCAGACCAGTACCTATCAGCTTTATCGGATGGCGAAGAAAGATGGCTGGGACCGAACGAAGTACGAGTGCCTTTGCTTCAACTGTAATTTTGCGGACGGGCATTACGGAGCTTGCCCTCATCGCAGTGGAGTTACGAAGGAGCAAGTGATTGAGTCGCTGAAGCGAGCGACGCTCGGAATCGGAATCGGTTTTCGAAAAGGAATTGGTGGCGAGGCGACGCGATACAAGGCGGGAGTTCCTAGGCCAGACCTTGTGGGAAATAGATTTTACGTGAATACGCCTCGCGGGGCGCGAGGGCGATTTTCGAAGACCGAAGTTAGCGAAGAGTTGAAGAGGATAGAAAAGGCAAGTGGATAACGGCAACGCACAGACGCCTAGCACGATGCTGGTCCTGACGATCACTCTAGACCAGACGACGGGCGCGGTGCAGGTCAATGGGCCAATTCACAATCCCATGATCTGTATGGGCATGATGGAGATGGCAAAGAATGCCATCCACGATTTCGCGAAAGAGCAGGCGAAGGGGCAGCGCATTGTGCCAGCCTCTTCTCTGCCGCTGATTCGACACTAGGAGCGGAAGAGTATGGCATTCAGTGGCAATCCCGACCAGCCTTACAATCCGCCGTATTCGCTGACGAATTACCCGTTCGGAGTCAACTCGAAAAAGCGTCCGATCATGGGTAGCGCGGTAGTCCTCACAAGTGCGCAACTTCTCGCATTGCAAACGACCGCTGTAGTTATCGAGCCTTCGCCCTCTACTCTCGCCGTGGGCGGAAAAGTTACCATCGGGCTTGTCCTTGAGCGTATGACGCTCGAATATGTTTTTAATTCCGTAGCGTATACCATCGCCGGAACTTCCAATTTCGTGATCGAATACGTCGGGAAGACAACTGCTCTGGCAACCGCGAGTGCGACCGGCCTTGTGGATCAATCTGCGAGCACGTTCGTTAGCGTGGCAGCTCTAAACGCTGGCAATATCCCAGTGGCCAACGTCCTGAATCTCGGGTTTGAGATGAAGTTGACGGGCACTACGCCCGCTCTCACGCTCGGCAACGGCACGTTAAAAGTAGTTCTCGATTGGACGATGGTCATTCTCGACTAGGAGCGTCACTATGCATCACGTTGGAACTGTCACGCAATCTTCGCGGCTTCCCAATCTTCCGTTTCATGCGCAGTGCTCTTGCGGAACTGCTGGCACGTTTCCCGAAAAAGAGCAGGCGCTTCAGTACATGCGAGGGCATGGGCAGAACGTTAAAGCGAACAGCTTGGTAAACACGTTCGAACTCGTGGACGACTCAGACAAACCCGAAGTGGTTCCAGGCAAGCCGAGCCCCCATGTCCCAGGTGTCGGCAATATGCCGACTTCTCACGCGGGTCTCGGAACAGAAGCGCCGCCAGTTTCCACTTCTCAACCGGCGACGGACGAAACCGATTGGTCTAAGCCCGAGAACTGGAAAAAGAACCGAAAGAAAAACAAGTAGCTGAGGCCGTGCTGTGATTTGGAGAGGCTACTGCGAATTTGTTTATTGGCCTTGCCAGAGATGCAATCGCAAGGTGCCGCTCTCGGATTGTAGCTGGTGTGACGGCTTACTCGTTTGTCACATGTATTTATGCTACGACCGCGCGGTGAACGGTTCTTTCGAGTTGCGAGTTGCGCGAGAGGCAAGTCGGGATAGAAACGAACTTGTCCCAGACCCGAAAATAGTTAATCCGATTGACCCGATTGCGCAGCTTGAAAATGTTCCACTTGCGGCAGGGACCTGGTAAATAAATGTCAAATCGGCAGACCAACCCATGGACCTTCACGAACGCCGACCAAGCGAGTACGGTCGCGATTACCAGTATCGTTCGAAATGGCACCGGCTCCGCGCTCGTAACGACCGCCGCTCCGCATGGATTTGTGGACGGTGCGTTTAGCCCCATCAGTATTCAGGGAACGACTATCACGGGGTGGCGCGGCGGCTACAAGATTCAAGCTGTGCCGAGTACGACCACTTTCCTCATCACGATTCCCGATGGCAAGTCTACGCTCGCGAACAACGGAGCCAATGGGAACGTGCTGAGCGCGGAGTATCTTGACCTGATGCGCGCGGAGCAAATGCTGTGGGATACGGTCGGCCCCGGACCTCTGCTGATTACGAACATCGTCGGGAATATCATTTGGAATCCGCAGGCGCTCGCGACGAACCAAGGCCCGTACACGTACGGCAAAACATTTTTTGTCGAGGGATTGGTTTTGAACACAATCCCTAGCGGCGTTTTGCAGATTACGATTGTCTAGGGAGATGCGCGTGTGCCCGTCAAGATCGGACAAAATGGGCAATGGGTCCAAGAATATTTTGGGCCATACGCAGGTACCCACGTCGCTGCTCCAGAAACACTAATCCCCGACAACGCTTCGCCTTCCTTCAATAACTTCATGCTCCGCAACGCGGAGCTGCGCTCCAGGCCCAGCTTCCAGAATCTCTTTGGTGGTGTTGGCAGTGGTGCGGCTTCCTCGCAGTTGGGTATCACCCTCTTCGTTGACACCAACGGAACGTACCACTGCGTAATCTGGGCCGGGAATCTGATGTACCAGTACAATCCCGCGCTCTTGCCTGCTTCTCCGTTTCAGTCCATCGGTGCAGCGGCGCCGGGAGACATGCAAACCAACCCGGTAAATTATAGAGCCTTTGCGAATGCGATTTGGTACACGAACAAAGCTGCTCTTATCGGCGCAAATAATTCTCCGATCATCGCGCCGTTCGTCGGAACGTGGAACGGACTTACCGCCAATCCGCAATTCACGCAGGTGCAATTCGATGCGTCAGTCACGCAGTCTGTCGCTGGAATTGCTCTGACAGATTCTCCGACCGTGGGAGGGTCTTTACCCGGTGCGCCGATTGTTACCGGACCTCTTGCCATCGGTGGTTTGTACATCGGTGAGCTGAACAACCAACTCATTCTCGCGAACGTTTCCGTGCTCGACCAGGGAACCGGAGTTATTTATTCGTTTCCAAATTTGATTTGGTGGAGTGCAAACGGACTCCCGTTCGAGTGGGACCCGGTTCACAATACGAGTGCAGGATTCAATCCCTTTCTCGATGTGCCGGATTTAATCACCGGACTTGTCACTCTCGGAATCGCCGGATACATCTTCCGCACCAACGGCATCACGCAATTTGCTACTACAGGAAGCGCACAGACGCCATTCACTTTCGATCACATGTGGGCTTCGGACCACGGCATTGGAAACGTCTTGCCTTTTTCCATTGCGCAGTACGGGCCATCAGCCTGCTTCATCGCCAGCGACAATATCTACAGTCTCTCGGTGTCAAGTGCCACGGCGATTGGCGGCACGGCGCGCGACGCGATATTTTCTGACATCTTAGCAGCTACCGGAACTCCTTTTGCAGCCATCGTGCCAACGTTTTTGCACGGAGTGGGTTCACCGAACGGGTATGTCTATATTTCGTATCTGCTCTTGATTCCGATGGCGGGCTTCGTCCGTATGTGGGTCTACTCCTTCGAGGATAAGAACTGGTCGCCGTGGGACTTGAATATGTACGCGAATGCTCCAACTCCGACGCTGACTTGCGCGCCGAACGCCGTGTGATATGCCCGTAACCGCGAACATCACGAGTCTCAATCCTACTTCGGGAACGGTGGGTACGCACGTTCAAATCAATGGGATGAACTTCGTGCAGGCGGGCGTCCACGCTGTGGTTCGCTTCGCACCGAATCAAATTGCTTCGACCGTGTTCTCCTACACGAACACGTCGATTGTCGTCGCTGTCCCAGCGGGCGCGACGACGGGCAATGTTTTCCTCGAATTCCCGAATGGAGACAGCAACGGAAAGCCGTTCAACGTCTCCGCACCAGCGACACCAACGATTACTTCCCTCACTCCAAACCACGGCGGAATTGGAACTGCGGTAACGATTGCGGGAACTAATTTCGGAGCGTCGCAAGGTTCCAGCTTCGTAACGTTCAATGGCGTTGTGGCGATGGTGACAAGCTGGGGGCCGACGAGCATTGTTGCTGTCGTTCCCTCGATGGCGATGACTGGCCCAGTGATTGTAACTGTCGCTGGAGTGGCAAGTAATTCCGTGACTTTCACGGTCACGGCTCCATCGAACGGTGGAATTGCTTCTCCGCTCGGGTTCACGCTATTCCCATTTACCCAGTTCGTAACCCCAGTGCTTTTTAATCTCGACATAACCAACTACAACGACTTGAGCAATGGAAGTTTCTACAACTACAAAGTGGAAGAGATTTCGGCGGGGAGAACCCCGTCCTGTACACGGCAAATCATTACGTATCGAGATTTGGGAGTGGCGACCATTGCTGGTTCGCTCACCGGAACTCTGTCTCCCGTAGGGGCGGACAACGAACCAACGGTTATCAATGTGTTCGAAGGATTTCAGATCGGGACGCCCGGGGCTACCGGAAGATTGTTCACTATTATCCGTGGATTGAGCCTCACCGCACAGAACTTGCAGTACAACATCACGCGGCAGCCGGCTGCGGGTCCAGTTTCGATTGTTAAAGTTCGGCTCGAAGGTCGCGTAGAATTGACACCGTACTCCTGATGGCACGCGCACAACCAACGTGTCTCGGAAATATCAGTGACCCGAAGAACCTAACCAGGCATTCGGAGAGGCTTGCGAAAGTTTTAAATGGGAATGTGAACTACGGCTCCACGATGAGCAACAAAGACGCAGACATGAACATGAACTGCGCGAAATTCACAGGCACAAGTCCTGGTGCAGCAAATACGGATTTCACTCTGCCGCACACTTTAGGAAGAATCCCGTTAACGATTAACGCGCAAGATACCGACAACGGGGGGCTGATTTATCGGGGAAGTGTTGCTTGGACAAGAACGACCGTAACTTTTAGATGTACTACTGCGAGTGCTGCGTTTAATATCATCGTGATTTGAGGTGCTGAGTGGCGTCGAACATAATCGCGATTTTCCAGGGCATCCTCACCGCGACGGACAATACCCAGTCGCCTGCTCCGTACATCGTCAATCTAGATTTACAGAACCCAACACTTACCGGCTTAAAGATTTACTACGACGGATTTTTCCAAGTACCCAACGGTACGCCTATCAACGTGCCCATCGGTGGGGGCGGGGGCGGAGTCGATGCATTTTTGTTGCTCATCATCAATCGCTCGACAACAAACAATTTGCAAATCAACGTGACGCCCACGGGCGGAACTTCTCAGGAAGTCGGAACGTTCGGACCTGGCGGAGTTTGTGTTTTGATGGACCCGACAGAAACTGGAGTGGGTTGGTCTGCGCTCACTCTCACTGGTTTGGGAGCGATAGTGCCGGTTACGGTCGTTAGCGCACAATGACACTTGCACAACCAGCAGCTTCGACGCTTACGGTCAACGACTTCGTTAACAGGGTGAAAGCTGCCCTGCAAAATCGCGACGACGTGAGCGAAACACAAACCAATCCAGAAATGCGTCCGTCCGCATGGATTCGCGACACACTGCGTGAACTCACAGCAAATTGGGAATTCGCGGAGTTGCAAGTTCAGGGACCGGTCGCAACGATTGGTCCGGGTCTTGGTGCACAGGGTTCAAATTACATGTACCCCTTGTCCATGTTTTTGAATCCCGGCGACGACGTGACGCTCACGCAAGACCCCGTGATTTTCCTGACGCCGCAGCAAGCGATGCAAGTCGGGAAGTTCGTCGGCACAATTAACGAAACCGTGGGTTACGGCATGGATCGGTTGAGCATGAAGGCGATCCAGCCCATGTTATTTGTGCCTGGTGGAATTCCGTTCAAGTATTGCCGTTACGGTAATATGATGCTGTTTGGAACTCAGCCGGGAACTAACTACCAAGTTTATTTGCCGTATCAGCGGCGGCACCCGTTCAACCCCGACTTACTCACGTCTCCCGTTCTGATGCCGCAGGAGTGGAATGACGTGATTCAGTTTGCGGCGGCAGAGCGCGGCGCGGTGATGCTGCGCTGGAACGACCAAGCGAGCTACCTGCATCAGCTACTGTATGGAGACCCAAATAGCCAGCTTAAAGATGGAACTTTAGGACGCCCCGGTCTCATCTCTGCGCGAGTGTTGCAGGACGAGCGGGACCGGATGCATAGTACGATTCAAATCTCTTGTGTCGCGCAGAGGTATTGAGATGGTCGCCGTCAAAGGGATGATTAAAAAGAGGGTGTCAAACTCGTCGCGGTTCTGGTGTGCGGTGGATGTTCGGTCGGCTCGCGAATGCTGGAACTGGAAGATGGCTGGCGACAAAGATGGATACGGCTTGTTTTCGGAGCGATTGCCAAGCGGGAAGTACAAGAAGATGCACGCATCCCGCTACTCCTACACGTCCCATTTCGGTCAGGCTCTAACGACAGAGCAATTCGTTCTGCATAAATGTGACAATCGGAGTTGCGTGAACCCGAGACATTTATTCCTCGGCACGCCCAAAGACAATGCTCACGACGCGATTAGGAAGGGTAGATTCACCGTCACAATCCGCCTCAGTCCGGGTAAGATACGACGGGCGAGAGAGCTTCGAGCAGAGGGGCACTCGTATCGAGTCATTGCGCGCGAGATTGGGGCGCACATCATGACGGTGTGGGATGCTCTGAATGCGAAGACGTGGAAGCACGTGGGAGGTGTGTCATCGGTTCAGTCGTAAATCCCGCACTCGCGAGTTTGTTTCCTACCTCCGCTGGGTCTAGCGGATATGTCCCGACAAATGCGACTGGGAATCAAGTCAACATCCCCGGCTCGTCGCCCACTTCATCGGGAGCAAATCCGCTTCTGCCTTCGAGTGGTACATCGACCTCTGCGCCCGGTAGCACGAATCCGCTTACCGCTGGATTCACTTCAAGTTCTGTTCCCACGTTTGGCGCGAACGGGCCGGGGCCTGTAAGCCTCACAACTCCGGGAGCAGGACCAACAACGAACGTGGGACAAGCGGCTGCTTCACCTATCGGCGGAATGAGTACGATGTCTCCTACTGATTTGTCGCGGATGTTCGACACGCTGAAGAAAAGTTATGGCGACGGCACCGCCCATGCGCTCATGGACTTTCTGACGAGTGGTGCGGGATTCAATCAGGACGCCATCAACAACCTGTTTGCCTCGATGCAACCACAAATCGAGCGCGGCACAGAAAGTTTGATGAATCAATTCTCTGCAACTGGGAATCGTTTTGGTTCTGGAGCGCAAATCGGGCTCGGAGATTTTCTGTCTCAAGTGAATTTGAACGAGGGGCAGATCGAATCGAACATGTACGAGCAGGCGATTCAAAATTACCTCTCGGTGCTAATGCCCACCAGCGCGCAAGCGGCGCAAACGAAAGCGAATTCGCCAAGCACGGCGGACTCGATTCTCAGCGCATTGAATCTCGGCGGTTCGGCGGCGGGCGGTGCGTCTGCCATCACTTCCGCGATTAATCCAAACGCGGATACGAGTCTGCTCGACACGCTCGCAAGTGTTGGAGGGGCGTTCTAAAAATGGGCGACGCAAACGCAAACGTCGTAGTTCCTGGTGGGCAGATTACCATTGCGACTCCGGGGTTTGATGGAAGTGCGCCCGTGCCTTCTTTTGGGCAGAGTGCTGCAACTCCCGACCCGTCGATGCAAGTCAACAACATGGCGAAGCAAATCATGGCTCGCCTCGCGCAAGCGTCTCAGAGAAAGCAATTCGCGGGCACTCCAGTTCCTTCCGCAGTTCCGGGGATGCAGGACCCGAATGCAGCACGCAAGATCGGAATGGATACTGCGAATCCGAATGCTTGGGGAAAACAAAGACTCATGGCGGGCATCGCGACGAATATTCAAAATGCCGTCGCAAAACAGAAGCAGCAAAAACTTTTGAAAGCCGAAGCGGACTGGACGTACATGGGCAGCGCCATCAACGAACTCGAAGCAGCCAAGGTCAGCAACGATCCGAAGGCGGTTGCGGCGGCACAGCAAAAAGTTGACATCGTAATGGGCGACCCAAAAAAACTGAAAGAGATGGCCAAAGCACTCAATCAGGACTGGCTCAATCCTGAGAAGACTACGGTGTACGGCGACGCGCTGAAGAAAGTTACGGCGAAAGCGGGACAGGATGCGCAACAGAAAGCAGACCAGCAGAAAGCGGCGACGGGGCTAAAAGGTCTGTTTCAAAAGCTGATGCAGAAAAATCAGCAGCCGCAACTTACCCCCGAACAACAGAAAGCGATGAGCGCGGAGATTCTAGCGAAGGCTCCGACCGCAACCGCGGGTATGAGTCCAGACGACCAGCTAAAGTTTGCGAAAGGAATCCTCGACATCGAGCAGGCAAGCAAGGCAGCGAGAAATAAATACGATGTCAAAGTCGGTCCTGACGGTACGGCGTGGGCGTATAACACGACCGACCCAACAGATGCGTTTAAGTTGACAGATCACAAAACCGGCGAAGAGTTAAAAGGGCCGGTGAAGGCTTCGACAGCACCGAAAGTTGTCAGCAATGGAACTGTGCCATACGCAATTCAACGCGACGGGAAACTCGTTACTCCAAGGAGCAAGGATTGGACAAAGGCAGATCAAGAGCAAATGGACGCGGCGATCAACGCATCGGACGAAAAGCAGCAAAACAAAGTTCCGACCGTCGTTGTGGATGAAATCGGACCCGGCCCCAATCCAGAAAACTACAGAGGCGGTCGCAGCGACCCTGCATTTATAACGGCCCGCAAAGCATGGGGAGAAATGGCCGAGGGTATTATCAACCGCATGGCTGGCGCACGCGCCCGAGCAGGGGCGGAGTCGCGATATGTCCAGGTTACAGACCCAGACCGCCCTGGCGAGTTTATCTACAAACCAGTCGGACAGGCAGCGAGGGATAAATCGAGTTCGGCGCAGTCCGCTAGCGGCACGGTGCCAAAGAAAGTTCTGGAGTGGGCTACGACGGGCAAGGGCGGCGAGGAAATCAACGCTTTCAACACCGCTTTGCAACATGCCGATTTGTTGAAAGAAGCGGCGATAAGGTTGCAAAACGGAGACACCCGCTGGCTTAACGAGAAAAAGAACGAATTCAAGAGCGCTTTTGGAGACCCGAATCTAACGAGCGCGCGCGCAATTGCGAATGCCTATTCGCGCGAAGTTACAAAGATGCTCAGTTCCGGCCACATGACAGACTCGGAGATTGGCAGCGCCGAGGCGACTCTTCCGCTGGATGCAAATATCGAAACAATCGAGGGCGTGCTCGATGCTTATAAGGCCCTCGCTGGAAGTAAGATGCAACAGCGCTACAATCAGTATCAGCAAGGCTTGCAAGCCAAGCCTAATTTCCCCGCAGGCACTGGAAGCGCAAAAGAAAAAGACCCGCTCGGGATTTTCTAAATGCCTCAAGAGCAAACAGCCGCGCCCGTTCAGGTAACGCCGCAGGAGTTTGCGGCGAAGATTAAGACAAAGTACCCTGTCTATGCGAATGTCCCAGACGACCAACTTGTCGAAAAAATTACAGCGAAATATCCGCAATACAAGAGCCAGATTAAGCAGGCGACACCCGCAGTCGCGAAAGTTGGACCCGACCCGCAAAGAGGCGCAGCGCAAGCAACCGGATTGAGTCCTGATACCCGCAGTCCGGCTGGTCGGGTGTGGGATGAAGTCAAGCGCGGACTCACGAGTGCGCAGGCGGGTCAAGGACTAAAGCCTCAGCCGACGATGGCGGCGAATGTAGCGCAGTTTGCTGGAATGGCGGGCGACACGATGTCTCGACTGGGAGGTGTGGTTCCGGGTGCTGGTGCTGCCGGTGCGATTGAGAAAGCCGCATTCGAGCCAACTGTAAAAATGGTCCCCGTCGTTTCCAAGCTGCTAGACGCTCAGGGTAATCCGATCGTTCGAGAAGTGGAGGAGGTTGGAGCGAGTGCGGCTGGCCGAGCGGCAGGACTGACTAAAGAAGGCATCAAGAATATTCTCAAGTGGATGAACAATCACAAAGTCGAATCGTACATCATGTTTAAGACGGCAGAACAATTAGGCTTGGCTCCTGCGAAGGCAGTGAAGATGCTCCACGCTGCTTCCGGGGAGTAGGTTTAAAAAACCAATACACGACTGCTACGGCGAGAGCGTCAAGTAGAGTCGGTTCGTGATGGAAAAACTCGACGCACAAAAAGTCGATGCAAGTTCCAGCGATAGCGATGAAGATAAAACCAAACACCAGAGTCAAAATGGTTTTCACGGTACCCTCTCTTTTCAGGAGATGCGAATGCAAAAACGTCCAGCTAAAAAAATCAGTTCGCTGACCCTTTCGGGAGTCTTGAAAGTACTTCATTCACGTCGATTTCGTCAGCGGATTGCTCAAGATGAGAAGCGACTATATCGTAGCCTTGCGCGATACTGGCGTAGTCGGGGTGTGTTTTTACCCGCTCAAGCTCGGCTCGAAAATCCTTCGGGTACTTCTCGTTCCGCTCGCAAAAAGCCAGCAGCGCGATAGCGGCGCTGAGTTTACGCTGGAGTTCCGCAATAGTGCGCAGCAATACTGCTATCCCTCTTCGCTGCGCGGCGTCTAGCGGGACAGTGTTCACTGGTGTTGTCCTCGTTTCGGTTTCGGTGCACCAAAGCAATAAACAATAAAGTGAATACCCATACCAAGGGACAGGAGCAAGATGAGCAGCGCGGCGATGTGTTGTTTGTCCATGAATGAATTTTCGGCTTTGCGCCCGTTGGCGGGAATGGTACTTTAGTCCTGATTTTTGGGAGGCATCATGGCAAAGTGGCGGAAACCAGAAAACCCACCAGCGACGCTCACAGCGACCGATTCCAAGGATTTGACAGAGAACGTCACGCAAGGCGAGATGGGCCAGCGTACGCGGCCCCCGCTTCAAAATACGGGTACGTACGGCGACACCGTGTATCCTGGTTGCCACCACACGAGTGATCCAAAGGCTCCCAAAGTCGCGAAGACATATGGGAACATGGGGCGCTTGGCGGTCATAGACTGAGCAAGGTATTGTAGTTGGTTCAAGTTCGGTGTAGATTCAAGCCGTTATTCGCTTGTGAAGGGAGAACTACCATTAGCTACTTTGGATCGAAAGAGCAGGCCAAGAAAGACGCGATGGCTGGCGACATGCAGATTGACGACCTCAGCACGACGAGTCCGGTGCGCGACGGCGGCGGAATGGAAGCTGGCGCAGCGCCGATGAGCGGGAAATCGGAATTCACGAACGAGCGCACCCGCACAAAACAAGTGGGAAATACTGGTGGACCAAGACGCGAATGGCCCAGCGAAGGGGTAGGAAACAAGTCGGGCCTCTGATAGAATCTCGCGCGTGAAGCACTATCGCACGCGCAAGTGCAAGCTCTGCCCCAATCTATTCGAAGTGCGCGGCGGCGTGCAAATTTTCTGCTCGCTGCCGTGTTCTATTTGGGGCCGTGTAATTATCGGTAGAGTTGATGAGTGCTGGCCGTGGGCCGGATCGCTCGACAAACGTGGCTACGGTGTCGTCGCCAGAGGCCACAGTCTCACGCTCGGAAGAGTGGGGCGCGAGATTCTGGCGATGAAGATGAAGCGAAGATTATTGCCGACCGAAGAGGCGTGCCACTCCTGCGACAATCCTCCATGTTGCAATCCCCACCATCTGTGGGCCGGAACCCGAAAAGAAAACGACAACGACGCAGTTAAGAAGCGCCGCAAATCGGTCGGAACTTTAAACGGGCGCGTTAAACTAACGGAGCAGCAAGTAAGAATTTTACGGTCGATGAGCTTCGTGCTCATTACGGGACGGCATGTGGCTGAGTTGTTGGAGTGCACTCCGACCGCTATTTCCTTCGCGGTTCGCGGTGTGAACTGGAGGCATTTGTGAGGGTTTGTGTCGCCAGTATTTTTGCGGAAGCCGCATGGTTCTCGCATCTTCTCTCGACGCAGGGGCACGACGTTTCGCTCGCAGTCAGTGACGACCGTTACGAACAAGTGTTGGGCGGAATGGTAAAGGTCATGCCAAAAGAAGTCGCGTACAGTGCTGACCAATATGATTTGGTTGTTTTCGGAGAGACTGGCTCCGGTAAAGACGCAGACAGAGCGCGCGAACAAACTCCCACCGTTGGCGACTCCGTGTTAGCAGATACCCTCGAAGAAAATCGCGAAGCCTCGCTCGAATTTATGCAGCAATGCGGGATTCAAGTCTCGCCGTGGGAAGTTTTCAGTGACCCGTCCGACGCGATTCGACACATCAAAAAAACAAAAAAGCGGTACGTGTTCAAGCCGATAGGCGACCAAGACGACAAATCAACCACGTACGTCTCAAAGTCCGCCGAGGATTTGCTCCACTACTTCGATGTGCTCTTTCGCTCTGCGAAAGTATCGAAGTTCGTTTTGCAAGAGTTTGTCGCTGGGACGGAAGTCTCGACACAATGCTACATGAACGAGTCTGGATACTACGCGCTGAACCACACACTCGAAACAAAAAAGCTGATGAACGGCGACGTTGGACCGAACACAGGCTGTTCTGGCTCTCTTGTGTGGCTCGCGAATCGCGACAACGTTCTGTTTGAAAAAGGTTTGAAGAAAGCAATCGCCCCACTTCAAGAAATGGGATACGTCGGGCCGATTGATCTAAATACAATCGTTAACGAGCAGGGAGTGTTCGGCCTGGAATTTTGTCCGCGCTTTGGATATGACTCCGATGCGCTGCTCACGCGGCTCATCGGCGGGAACTTCGGAGATTTTCTTTTTGCAATCGCGACTGACCAGCGGCCAGCGGAAATTATTCCGCGCCACTCGTTCTGTGCGTCGGTGCGGTTGAGTGTGCCTCCATATCCGTGTGAGGCGTTGCCGGAAACATTCTACAAAGCAGGAATCCCAATCGAGGGGCTGACGGAGAAAAACTTCGACCGCTTCTACGTGTATGATGTTCGCAAACGAGCGGAAGATGCGGACGATCTTGAGACAGCGGGCATCTGTGGTTGGGTGGGGTCGCCTTTGGCGGTGGGTGAGACTCCCGGCCACGCCTTTACTGAAGCATACGAAATGCTCAAGCACGTTCGCGTACCCAACGGCCAGTACAGAACAGACGTTCACAGCAATACAGCAAAAAGATACGCAGAACTCCGAGAAGGTGGATGGTTGAATCCGGCATGATGCCCGACTTCCCAATCGAGAGCGAATTCCGCGACGAAGACATTTTGCAAGTGGACGAAAGCGCAGAAGACGACGACATTCCCGAGATGGACGAAGAGGACGATTGAGCCCCCTCGTCGTTCACTTGATACTCGAAAGGCCGCGTATCCTTCCTTTCGCAAGTGAACGGCCAGAGCAGAGGGGAGCGCTTTATCTGGTATTGAGTTCACCGGGGTCTCCCGGCCCAACCTGACGGCAACGCTACCACGAAATCCATTGAACAACTGATGGAACCAAAGTACCATGACGCGCATCATGCGTCGGCTATGGCTACTGGTAGTTTTGGTCCTACTGTGCGCACTTCCCGCACACGGTCAATCCACCGTTGTTAGCGGAACAATCACCGACAGTGGTGGACAGTCGTGGTTTAGCGGGTCCATCCAATTCGCTTTTCGCCCCGCTGCTTCAAATCCCACAGCGCAGTACATGTGGAACGGTGCGCCGTTCAGTTCAAGTTCGACGTTTCCGCAGAATCCACTCTCGCTTGATAGCACCGGCTCGTTTTCCGGCCTCTCTATTCCCAGCAACACGGCTATCGCTCCCTCTGGGAGTCAATGGGCTGTGACTGTTTGCCCCGCTGCAACGATTCCGAATTGCTTCACACAATTGTTGACGATCACGGGCTCAACACAAAACATCAGTTCGCAAGTCGTTCCGCCCGCAGTTGTGGTGAATCTATCCGTTCCCTTGCTTGGCGCACGTGCGTACACAGACACCGAAATAGTTGGAGGGCAGCCGGGAATCCAGTACTTCAACGTGACGGACAACACCATTCACGTATGCATTCAAACGGGATTCCCTCCATGTACCTGGGATTCGCAATCGACAAACCCAACGCCTTTTTTCAACGGTCAGGTGTATGTCGGTGGCGCGCTTGCCCCGTTTTGGGGTGGCGGAGACATCGGCGCGCAAATCATGGCTGCCTACGCATCGCTTCCTGCGTGGGGCGGAACAATCAACGTTCTCCCGCCGCTGAACGGTGCGTGCTACCCGTGGACGACGCAAATCGGGTTTACGGTACTCGGCAAGTACGTGAATCTTGTCGGCTTGTCGCCTCCCTCTTACGTCGGAAGCGGGACGAGCGAGCAGGGGATGTGCTTCAACTGGCCGTCTACCGCGAACCAAGTCGCGATGACGATTGACTGGACGAATACATTCGGAGCGGGCACAACCCCAGGCGGCGGAATCCAGAACATTACTTTCTGGAACAATATGTGCGCCACGAACGGTGGCTGCGGCTCAAGCGCTGCCGGATTGTCAATCGGCCCGGTCAACGGCGGAGCAATGGGAGCAACGTTCCGCAACGTGAAATGGCGCGGCTGGGGTTCTGGTCTGTTTTTCGCCGCGAATACGGCACAACTGAATTTCCCACTCTACTTCGAAGCGTTCGCTTTCCAGCAGAACACAATCGGTGTCAACAGTTCGCAGGCGTCGGAGGGTTGGCGCTTCACGACTGGGACGTTCATCCAAAACGAGAATGCATGGACTCAGATTGCCGGCCCTGGCGGGCTGCAAGTCGAATTCGATGACGTGCACTGGGACAGCAATCTCGTGACCGGAATCTCTGGCACGTGCAATGGAAACTGGACAATGGTCGGCAATCACTTCGAGAACTTAGGCGGAGCGACGACGCACTATGTAGCGTGCGGCACGACCGGCACATTTATGTTTCAAGGCGGCTTTGCCGGCGACGACAACAACACCGGAAACGCTGATTACTGGTTCACGGCGAATACTGTCATCGGAAATCTCAGCATCTTCAGCAGCGGCGAGACGGCTACGAGTGTCTTCGTCACAAACGGCATCAATTGCATGACCGTAACGAACGGGAGCATACCGGTTCTGACGGGCGTCCCGAACGGTTTGTATTGCTCCAGCAGCGTGAACGTAGGACGAGTCAATCAGACCAACGCTCTATCGAGCGCGCAAGTCGTGGTCTGTAGCGGCGGAACCAAGACGGTCACTTACTCGCCCCCCTTCAACTCGACTCCAGTTGTGATCCTCACCGACTACACAACTTCGGGTGGGGTTAGGCCGACTGCATCATCAAACACGGGATTTACAGCGGCTTGCACGGGGGCGACAGACACATTTAGCTGGATGGCGATAGGCAACCCGAACTGAGGTAAGCAATGAAAAAACTTATTGTCACTTTTCTGCTCACGCTGTTCTGTGCGGTTGCTTCTTTCGCGCAGAGCACAACTGTTTCCGGCACGGTGACAGATGCAGGTTCACAGGCGTGGGCGAATGGCAAATACACGTTTACGTTCCAGCCTAACCCACAATTTCCAACTGGGCCGTACACATGGACGGGCGGAACACTGAACAATGTGATAACCGGCACGCTTGACGGAAGCGGACACTACTCCGTTTCGATTCCCTCGAACTCCGCGATTACCCCAGCCGGTTCGACGTGGATTCTACAAGTGACACCGGACGCAACTTCCCAAAGTTTCTCTACGCCGCGCACAACCATCACGGGCGGAACACAAACTCTCAACGTTACCCCTCCAGTGATTTTGATTTCATGGGCGATTCCTCCAGGTCCAGCAATCAGTGCATACACCGATTCAGAAATCGGTGGGCCACTCCCGAAAGGCGCGGAGTACTTCAACGTGACTTCGGGAATGACACGCGTCTGGAATGGAACAGCGTGGAATAATCAAGGCGGCGGTGGAGGCGGCTCGGGCTGTCCAAATGGCGCGGCTAACGACATTCAATCCACGGACGGCACCAACTGCGTAGGAGACCCGAGTTTTACGTGGAACGGTTCTACGAAGTCACTGCTCGTATTTGGGAATGGGACAACATCCCAAACGTTGATATG